TGGCCTTACGCCACCCGACGGCCTCGGCGGCTACGGATTTGATGCGCGCCGCGAGCCTAACCCCGATTGTCCGGAATGCAACGGCATCGGCGTTGAAACTATCCATTTCGCCGACACCCGAAAGTTGCGCGGCTCGGCGAAACGTCTTTATGCTGGCGTCAAGGTAACCAAGAGCGGCATTGAAGTTCAAACGCGCGACCAAGACGCCGCGCTTAAAAATCTCGCGGCGTATCTCGGCATCATGGTCGACAAGAAAGAATTTAGCGGACCTGGCGGCCGCCCCATAACGACGGTTGGCTTAAAAGCAGAGGATTTAACCGATGAGCAACTTGCTTCCCTCATTACCGGCGATGAGGACGACGTTGAAGAAGGCGGCGGCGAGTGAACTTTTAGCGCGTCGTATCGCGCGCCGTAACTTTTCCGCTTATATCAATTACACGTCGTCAAATTACAAAGTCTCGTTTTTTTCCGAAACGGTTTGCGCCGCGCTTGACCAATTTATTGACGATGTAAAAGCCGGTAAACGCCCAATCCTTGTTTTGCAAGCCCCGCCGCAACATGGCAAATCCGAAATGGTTAGCCGCAAATTGCCGCCGTATATCATGGCGCGACACCCCGAATGGAACGTAGGCGCCGCGTCGTATAACGATAAGCTCGCGCGCAAAATGGGTTTAAGTGTTCGCCGCAACTTTGCGGATAAACGCCACCGTAATTTATTCCCGATTGCCACAGAAAAGCGGCGTTATGATTTGGATACGCAAGGCGAGTTCACGACGCCGGGCGGCACGGGCAGTTATATCGGTACGGGCGTTGGGGGCGGTTTGACCGGCAACCCTCTCGACATTGGTATTATTGACGACCCGATTAAAAACCAAGAAGAAGCCCTAAGCGAGACGATGAAACAAGACCATTGGGATTGGTATCAATCGGTGTTCACGACGCGACTTAGCGAATTGTCCGGTCAAATCATTATGGCGACGAGTTGGGCGGAAGACGATTTGCCCGCGCGTATCTGTTCGCACTTCAAGGGCGACCCGCGCTTGCGTATCTTGCGTTTTCCCGCAATCAATCTACCGGGCGAAGTCGGCTTTGACGCCAAGTTGCCCGAAGGCGCGCTTGTGCCGAATCTCAAAAGCCTTACGTTCCTACGCGAAATTAAAGGTTTATTCTCCGATTATTGGTGGGCGGCCATGTATCAACAGAACCCGCGCGCGCTCGGCGGCAACGTCTTCAAAGAAGCGGGCTTGCGTTATTGGTTGCCGAAAGACCTACCCGAACGTTTCGACAAAGTTGTTGGTTCGCTCGACGCGACGTTTAAGGATACGGACGGTACGGATTTTGTCGTTATTCAGGTTTGGGGCAAGAAGGGTGCGCATTGCTATTTGCTCGACCAAGTGCGGGCGCGCATGTCATTCACCAAGACCTTGCAAGAGGTCGTCAATATCAAAAAGAAATGGCCCGCGATTACAGCATTTTACGTTGAAGATAAAGCGAACGGTCCCGCTGTTATCGACACGCTCAAACCGCTCGTTCCTGGCCTTATACCAATCGAACCGGACGGCTCTAAATTGGCGCGCGCCCACGCCGTAACGTCATATTGGGAAGCTGGCAACGTGTGGATACCCCACCCCGACTTGTTCCCGTGGGTCAAAGACTTTATCAGCGAAATTACCGGTTTCCCCGCTGCGTCGAATGACGACCAAGTTGACAGCATGACACAAGCGTTGCGGAAACTGTACCCCCTGCGACAAAAGTTGATAATTACGCAAGAAGCGATTAATAGAGCTATGGGGATAGGGGACTGAAAGCATGACAAATCTTAAACGCAACGAAAAGCCCGCGTCACGGTCGGCCGGGTTACGCGCGGCACTATCCAAAATGCAAATGCTCGCCGAAGACGGCGCGTTGAAGCCATATCGTTACGAAATAAAACCCCCAACGCTAATGCCTGGCGTTGTACCCGACGGCGTTCAAGCTCCCGTTCTCGCAATGGACGGCAACCCCTGCTATAGCGGTCAAAATTATTTCGGCGGTATCGACAATCTTACCGGCTTTCCGGGCTATCCCTATCTTTCGCAGTTGACGACGCGCGCCGAATACCGCGCGTTCGCCTCGGCACTATCGACCGAGTTGACGCGCGAATGGATTGAATTTGGAAGTAAGGACGATACCGACGATACGGACAACAAAGACAAAATCAAAGCTATCGAAGAAGAATTTGAACGGCTCGACGTGCGTAATGTCATTCGTCAATCATGCGAACACGATTGTTATTTTGGCCGCGCGCAAATTTTTGTCGATATTGACGGAGCCGACCGTAAAACGCCGCTTATTATCCATAAGGCGACGGTTCCCAAAGGTTCGCTAAAGCGCATAAAGACTGTCGAAGCAATTTGGACGACGCCGACCGCCTATAATGCGCTCGACCCGGCCGCTCCCGATTTTTATAACCCGTCAAAATGGTTTATGCTCGGTCAAGAAGTTCACGCCTCGCGGTTGCTGACAATGATTACGCGCCCTGTGGCCGACATGCTCAAACCGGCGTTCAATTTTGGCGGCATATCGTTATCGCAACTTGCCGAACCTTATGTTGATAATTGGCTTGTAACACGGCAAAGCGTTTCGGACTTGATTAAGAACTTTTCGATTACCGTTCTCGCAACGTCAATGGAACAGGATTTGCAGGGCGACACGACCGGCCAAAGCCTTCTTGACCGCGTTAAATTGTTTTTGGCTCACAAAAATAATCGTAACGTTATGTTGGTCGATAAAGAAACGGAAGAATTGGTACAAGTCAACACGCCGCTTTCCGGATTAAGTGAATTACAAGCCCAATCGCAAGAACACATGTGCGCCGTCGGGCGTATGCCCGCTATCGTTTTGACCGGCCTAAGCCCTACCGGTTTGAACGCGTCAAGCGACGGAGAGATTCGCGTATTTTACGATTGGATTGCCGCGCAACAGGAAGCGTTTTATTACCAACCAATCAATACGGTTTTTCAGCTCGTACAACTTTCTTTGTTCGGCGAAATCGACCCGAATTTGACATTTCGGTTTATTCCATTGTTTCAACTTACCGGCAAAGAAGAAGCGGAGATACGGACGGCCGACGGCGCGACCGATTGCGCGTATGTCACAGCGTCGGTTCTCGCTCCGGAAGAAGTGCGCGGCAAGCTCGCGCGCGACCCCAAGAGCGGCTATCTTGGGCTTGACGTTGGGAAACTGCCCGTGCCGCCGGAAGGTCCGGGTGACGGCGAGCCGCCGGAAGGTATGAAAGACGACGCGGCCACAGCTAACGACGCTGAATTTAATGAAAGTGACCATCCACGCGCTACGAATGGGGAATTTGGGGCTGGCGGCAGGAGCGGTTCAATAAAAAAAGATAACGGGGGCGTGTCGTCCGCAATACCCGCCCCCGTTAAAGATGATATTGCTCTCGCAATTATGACGGCGGACGTTCACAATAATGACGACGCATATATGGACGCATGGGAGAAGGCGGGGCATAGTCTTGACGATTTTACCGAACCTGGAATTTTGAAAGTGTTAGAGCAATCCGGCGCATTGTCGAATCTTTCCGTTAATTCGGTCGACCCCATGACGATAAACAATGACGGGCGCGCAACAAGTCCCCAATTTGTTGAACGATATAAAAACCAACTTTCGACAAGTGAGGCCCCGCCAATCATTGTGAAGAATAACCCTGATGGTGGGTTATCTATTGTTGAAGGTGGGCATAGGTTAGCTGCGGCGAAAGCTGCAAAAAGTGCGAACATCAAAGTTGTAAACATTAGCGACTTGCTCAAAAAGTCCCCCGACGAACTTTTTGAAAAATCCTCAATTGCAAAAGACCATATCGTTGAAGAAGGCGGTAAATTCAAACTTATGTCGCATGACGGTAAGAATCTTGGCGAGTTCGATACGCGAGAGGCGGCGGAGAAACACGAACGGCAAGTAAATTATTTCAAATCGCAAGGTTAGTATGGTTGAGCCTGTAAAAACGATAAAACACGTTCAGGCTAACCGAGGCGTCGAAAGTCATTATCGTCGCGCGCTTCAAGAAATGATTGCCGAAATGCACGGGTCAATCGAATATTGGTTGGTTGCCGCGTATAATAGGAACCCGCCGCGTATGGCCGCGCTTATCGCGCAAGATGCAAGCCCGTCCGACCGTGTGCGTAAAATTCTAGCCGAACTGGCGAAGAAATGGACAAAGCGCTTTGAAGACGCCGCGCCGCGCGTCGCCGAAGCATATGTTAAGAGCATGTATAGCGCATCGGATACGGCGTTGAAGAAAGCCCTTACCGATGTTGGTTGGTCCGTAAAGTTCAAATTCAATCCGACAATGCGCGACGCTTTTGACGCGTCGTTAAACGGCAACATAAGTTTAATCCGGTCCATACCGCAAGAATATCTTGCCGAAGTTGAGGGCATCGTAGCGCGCACTTATAGCGGCGGCCGCGACCTTCAACAAATGGTCAAGGAACTGAAACTTTGTTATCCCAAAGCCGCCGACCGCGCCGAAACAATCGCGCGCGACCAATCGAACAAAGCAAACGCGGTTGTCAACCAAGCGCGGCAATTGGAAATTGGAATTGTCGAAGGTATTTGGATGCACTCCGGCGCCGGTAAAGTTCCGCGTCCGTCGCATGTTCAAGCCGGAAAAGAAAAACGCCGTTTCAAAATTGCGGACGGTTGTTTGATTGAAGGTGAATTTATCTTGCCGGGCGAAAGGATAAATTGTAGATGTACTTGGCGAGGGGTTTTACCATATGGCAACGATTAAATTAGCATTCGACCGGGGAAGTGTTCGC